AGCGAAGCAAATAAACAAAATGAACCTACAATGCCTACCAGCCTTTTTGAACTTGGCTCGTTTTTCTCACAAAAAAACTTTGCAAAAAACCATCTTTCTTCTTTTTTCATATTATCCTAAATAGTATTTAATAATCCTATCTTTTTGAATTTGAACGGCTTGTTGCGGTGTGTGTTTCTTTTGTCCAGCACCTAAATCCTTTTGTTGTAGCATTGGTGAAATCATTTTTCGGTAATTTTCCGATAGGTACTGCTCAACTACTCCATTAAACTTTTTCCTATCAACCCCCTTAATTTTTTCATCGTCAATATCAACGTAACAAAAGTATCTTTGGTTACCGCTATGGTATTCTTGGTTTACATAATTTTCAACCAGCTTTAGCATTTCATATTTGTCCTCAAACTTCCCACGATGTTTGTCCACTGAATCCGTATTCTTGTGGAATCTAATCCAGTTTAAGTTTTGCCAAATCTTTGGTGATACCCGACCTACTGACTGAAAGTGTAATATGATGTCCGTATCAGTGTGTCGGTTTGTACATATTGCACCAACCAAGTCGTTTGGTAAGTAATCTGATATATATCTGTTTATATCCTCGATAAGTAGTAATCCACCTCTATAATCGTTTAAAATTTTGAATAATGTTTCTTGAATTTCGCTTATGGTCATACGCACACCACTATCATGAAATGGTCTAATTCGTCTTGCTTCAATGTGTGGGTGTGCTGAAAACCGCATTACATCCGATAACTTTAATGCCTTAATATCCTCAAACTCATCGTTAACATCAAGGATTAATGCTCTACGAGGGGGAACACCCTTTGCTGGGTTTCCTATAATGTATTGCCGTATCATTAAATTAGTAGTATAGGTTTTACCGCAACCTTTCCTACCAACGGCTACTCCTAATTTTGGTTCTCTTGCCTCCATTATTTTTTTGTTCTTGGTTTTCTTGTAGGAGTTTTTGTTGTTCTTGTTTTACGAACTGGTTTCTTTGGTTCATCTTGACCGCTTAATCTTTCCAATTCTGCTAAAATATCAGTATTGCCAAATTCGGGCATACCATCAGCATCTTTAAATGATTCCTTAAAGCCACCATTATCTTTTAAGTTTGAAAATACACCTACTTCTTCTGGCTCGGCAAAATATTCCATTTGTTCTTCCAAATTCGTTTTAGGCTTGCTTGTTCTTGTTTTTGGTCTTTCGCTAACTACCTCACTAATATTTTCGGTATAGTCTACGCTTGACGCTTCTTGTTGTGGGCGAACTGGTTGTTCTGCTCTCGGTTTTGGCGCTCTACTTTCACGCAAAGCAATCGTATTTTCTCTAAGCGAATTAAGAATGTTATCAGCGGTTTTCTTTAACATGAACGCTTGAACTCCTTTAGTACCTAAATCCGTTACAAAATAGTAAGCCAACAATTGCTCGTCAGTCATACCAATTCCACGCTTTTTAAATACACGAACTAATGGCGGTTTTACCTTTTCCTTAAATTCATCACTAACTTCAAAAGCGGTCTTAATACTATCGTTGTATTCTACGGCAAAATCCTTAACTGGCATTACACCACCTTCGGTTGGAATACCAATTTCAGCATCAATATCACCTTCGGCAATAAGCCTATCTAACTTTGCTTCGCTAATTTCGGGTAACTTGCCTAAAAATCCACAACCTTTTTCGTATAAGTCCAAAGTCATTTCTGCCATCATTTCAGCACCCATAGCTTTTTCCTTACCATCTAATTCGCTATACGCTTCGTTGAATGGTCTTTGTTCTTCTTTGGTTTCGGCTTCTGGCTCGTCAAATGCAGTGTACATTGGAGTTTCAAAAGTTGGAACTTCTAATTCGGGCATTGTTTGTGTAGAATCAATTTTGTGTGCAGTATAACTCCTTTGTTTTACTGGTGCATCAAGTGGTGAAAAATCACTGTCAATAATTTCTGGTTCAAATGTTTCTTGGTTCATTTTTTTTAAGCTTAAAGTTTGTTATTTATATTGGTAATACGTTTTAGGATTTTATAATCATCGGGTCGCCTATCGTTCAAATAATTTATTGAATTTTTGTAAATGGAAACCATATCGGCTGGCTTGCGAAGTAAGAATGAAATATCTGAATTATCAAGTCCAACTTTGTTTTGTAGCAAAAAAGCACAAACCCCTACCGCATATCGCCTATCTTTCAATCGTTTGTGCGAGTAAAATTCGTCAATTGTTATATCGAATTCCTCACAAACTAATTTTATGATTATTTCTGATTTGTCTACTTGTTCTTGTGTGATTTCCACACTCTTTTTCCTAATGTGTTTGAGAATATCCACTAATTTGTCTATCCCTAAAACTTGTATTGTTTTATTAATTTCTGTAAGTAGGGTTGTTGTTGTTTTTTGTTGTTCTTGGTTATCCATATTTTTACTTTAAATAGTCGTCTATTATTTCTTTGGTTTCATCGAAACCAACCGCAAAACAAGCTTTATAACCCTTTTTTTTCAGCAACTCAATACTTTCAAATTGACCTTTTAAATGGTTGTTTGTACTTGCTTTGATTGTACCATCTTTTTTAAATGGTGTATCAATCTTTAATTCAATAAATAGTCCGCTATATCCGTTTCTTGGCTCTAATATAAGTAAGTCGGGTGTCTTAAATCCAACCTTTTGTATCTTTTTATTCCGTATAGCTTGCATTTTTGTAAGATTCAAGTTTGCAATTGTGTCTGATAAAAATAACACATGGTTATACTGGCAAGTTAAATACCAACTAATTGCTACTTGTAATTCGTATTCATGGTGTTTCATATTCCGTATTTCTTGGCAAATTCTGGATGCTTTAAAATTTCTTCTCCAACTTGTATAGCAAAATCATTATCACTTGGAAAATGTACTCCCATGTATAATCTGCTATAAGCAATATCGTCAATCATTTCTTTGCAAAAGGAATACTCCTTTGGGTGCAAGTTACCAATTATTGTTAGAATAACAAATGCTTGTAAAGTATGCCCCGATGGGTAAGAAGGTGTATGACCCGAATAGGTATCGTATGGGAACAACTTTAACTTGTAATACTGCGCTAATTGATTTGGTCGTGGTCTTTGAAAATAGAATTTAAGCTTATAAACTAAATCTTCTACATCCTTTACAACATCGTGTGTTAACTCGTTAACTTCAATTCCTTTTTTTAAAAAGGTGGCATTAATTACTTGAATAAGGTTTCGGTCATAAGACTTGTAACGCTTTAAATAAGTTTCGTTTTCGTCATCATCCATAACTTTTAAATAATCCACAAGTTCGTTAAGTTCATCCTTAACCATTTCTGAATCATTATTTGGAAAACTTTGTTCTTTCAACTTATCAAACAAACTATCAACCATGCAACGCTTGGTAATATGGTTGTATTGTTCTTTTGTTGGGTTTCCGTAAGTAACTTCGTTTAAGTTCATTGGTTGGTTTCTTTTTATTTAGCCATGCAAGTAGCCATATAATCTTTTTTAGCTTGGTCAGCAACTTCTTTAGAGGCAAATCTTCTGGTTGAAGAAAATTGAATCCATTCGGCTTCGCATTTTGTAACTTTTGCAGTATCTACAACTGTATCTTTTACATCCAATGCCACTTCTTTAGTAGCTTCTAAAACTGTTGAGGCTAATGGTTCTACAACCTTACTACCCCAATTCTTTTTCATAAACACATAACCAATTCCTAATCCTAATCCGAAGTACAATAAATTTTTTGAATCCATTTTTTTTAAATTTTAAATTTTAATATTCTTTTGTATGAATCAAAGTTATAGGGTACTTTTTCATTTAAGTAATCCCTTCTATACGGACAACCGCAATCTGGATTGAGTTTTTCAACCAATTGCTTAATTCCCAAAAAGGTGGTAACCTTTTCTATCGTATCGCCTAATCCTTTACTTTGTGCCATAACTTTAAATGCTAAGTTTTTTGATATTTTTTACCCATCGCTTTTTGCAAGTTAAACTTAACTTCTTCAATATCACCACTCATATCATCAATTTCATCAGTAGTTGGTTGCTCGTCAAGTTTTTTGATAGCCTTTCTATAATAGAAAATACCATAAATAGATAATGCTACAAGCAAAGCGCTAATAACAATGTCTTTAATGTTCATTTTGGGTTTTGTAATCGTTTCCATAGCACCGCCAGTTTCCGTTTGTGGAGTTGAAGCTGGTGCTTGGTATGTTACGTTTGCAACTTCGGGCGCTGGTGCAGTAGCTGGCGCTGGAGTTGTTGGTGCAGTTGTTTGTGCTTCCATAATTATTTTTTAATTGATTTAGCTATAAGGAACAATCCCAATAGACCCCCTATTCCAGCATAGGCGAATTTGTTATTTTGAATGTGCGCTTTTAAGGCACTAACAGACTGCTTTGCAGTTCTGGTAGGTTTTGAAAACACAGTTACTTCGGAAAGTAGTTCGTTGCTTTCCATCAACGTAATTTTTTTATCAACCAATTCGCTTGCTTTTAATAATTTAGGTATAAAACCAACATAACTTATTCTAAACATTGAATCTGGTGTAATCAAATCGTTTTCAGTTTCAAACTTACCATCCAAGTCTGCAACAACTCCTAATTTCTCAGCTTTATCACCACTTGTAATAGTAATATTGGCTAAAGGTAAACCTTCGCCTTTGCTATCTAAAACTTGTCCGTTTATTTTCATGACTGACCTCCGTTTAATCTACGAATTGTATAATAGTTAACCACCGCACCTAACGTAAACGAAATAATTCCAACAACTATAAAAATTGTTGAAAGGTGTTTGTGAATCTGACTATTAACTTCTTTTTTTACTTCTTGCTCTTGTGAAGCATTATCGTTTTCTAACATTATAAATGTATGTTGCGCCTATGGCAATTAATAATAATCCTATGGCTAAATAATTTTTGTACGACTTAATAGCCAATCCAATAGTTCCATCATTTACCCATTCTCTTGGCAATTTTTGAAGCATGATTTTTTTCACTTCCCAAACTTGCACTTTGCCATCTTTGTTTACATCGAAGGCTGGATTTTGTCTTGCAATTAAACTTGATGAAATACCAGCACCTTGAACAACCCATTCATCTGGCTTTCCAATAGCCAAAGGGAAAAAAATAGCAAAGTATGTATCTACATAAGAGTTTATTTTGCCTTTGTAAACCTTAAGATATTTTTCAACGTAATCTAATTGGTCTACTGCTGACATATTTTTTAATGCCGTAGTAGTTGTTCCTAAACCTATTGCAGTACTTGGTATAAACTGAATTAATCCAGTAGCACCAATACTATTTTGAATACTTGGGGAAAATGTGCTTGCGCTTTCCCAATACATAATTGCCATTAGCCAGTTAGGGTCAATATCTAAACGAGTAGATACCTCCCTAACTTTTTTTACGAAATCATTCCTATATGAATTAGGAACCTTGCTTTCATATACTAATGCCATAATTACTTAATTAGTTAGTAATAGTTCCACCATAAGGGCAACGACCTCCAAATGCAGTGTAAGTAGTTGATGAACCATCTTTTTCCATTCTTGTACAAACTCTGCGTCTGGCAGTTGAACCAGCAAATGGACTCATTGATAATCCGCTTGCGTTAGCGAAACGGCTCATTGAAACTCCCATAGGAGTACCACTCATGTTAGCAAAACGGCTCATTGAAACTCCCATAGGAGTACCACTCATGTTAGCGAAACGGCTCATTCTTACTCCATCGAAGTTAGAATAACCACTCATGCTTGCCATACCACCATCTTGGCTTCTTTTGTACAAATAATAGGCTACACCTAATACGGCAACACCACCTAAAATCATTTTTGTTTTCTTTGTCATTTTTTTTAATTTAAGTTATTTTTTATTTTTAAATAACTCATTTCTATGTGTTGTTAAGTTTCTTTTACCAAAGTATTTTATCAGCGTAATACCCATTTGTTCCAACCACACTTCGGTCTTTTTTATGCCTTTCTTTATAAAGCATTTTACGTTTGTGTGCGTAACCTTTTGGATAATTTCCTTTCTTTTCTTTTTCTAAATATGTAGGGTAATCATTCATACCCCTTGCGCCTATTGAAGCAATTTTCTTTCCATTCTTAAACACATCGATTTTTTTCAATATGTTGGTCGAAGGTTTTATTTCTACCCCAAGACCTTTTGCTTTCTCAAACGAATATTTTTTAATTCTATATGCCATTATCGCATTAAAAATAAAGCTAAACCAAATCCTAAAATCCCCCAATATAAATTGTCTACCTTAAAGAAATGTTTGTGGTTTATCTTATAGTTTATAGCCTCGCCAATAACTAATAAAAAGAACCACATGAACCCAAGCAATGTAACTTGTCTTGAATCAAAACTACCAGTCCTAAAAGGCAATTCAAAAACCATACTGAAATATTCTATAAACGGCAATCCTAATGTAAGAGAAGCGCCAAAAAATATCCACTTATCGCTTTTGATAAATTCTTTAAAACACAATCCAAAAAACTTTATAATGTCTTTCATTACTTATTTTTTTTAAACCATAAATCTAAAAAGCCGTTAACCCCAAGCATTTTTAGCAAGTAACCTCTACTTTCCAAAG